CTCGCCCTCATTCAGTTTTTTGAGCAAGGCCGAACGCGAGAAAGCGCCCGGCCCGATATTAAACACCAGTGACACCAACGCAGCGAACTGGTTGTCGTTGAGCGGCACGTGCACGGCCTGCGCCACGCAGCGCTCGGCCATTTGCAGGTCAGCGCGCAGCAAGGCGTGGGCCTGCCATTCAGTCAGGCTCTGGCCGGGTTGCGCGGTGGCTGTATGGCCATAGCCGATGGTCCAGCGGCCCGCCGGGCAGCGATAGGCCACCGGCGAGAACCCCTCATACATCTTGATCAGCTCCAGCCCGGCCTGATTGATCTTGCGCGCGCCGGCGCGCAAATCACGCGGCTTGCTCATGGCCCACCTGACAGGCGCAGCACCGCGTGGTCAATCAGCCATTTCAGCACGGCCATCAGCGCGCCGATGAAGGTGCCGAGCATGACCAGCGCCTTCCAGCCCCCACGCCCGAGATTGAGGATGGTGGTGAGCTGGTCAATCTTGCCTTCAATGGCGCCGAGCTTGCTTTCGATGCGCTGTTCAAACACATCCACCTTGCGTTCCAGCGCATTGATGCGCCCTTCCACATGGCCCAGCTGGCGGGCAAAGCTGATGCGCTCACCCAGCTCAGACATGGCGTGCCACCAGCGTGAGGGTAAACGGCAGCGCCGCGCCGGTGCGGTTTTCAAAGTAGAGTTTGTTATCGGTATGAGCGCGGATGGTAAACTCACCATCTACCCCGGTGGCGCCCGCCAAGGTGCCAGTGCCCAGCGTGCCGGGGCTGGCAATGGCACTATCCGCCGCTGGTGATGCGCCCACCTTAAAGAAGAATACGCCCTTGGCGGTGCTGCTGCTCAGCGAGCTGATGAAACACCAACCGGCGGCGGCAGCGCCGAGGTCAATGCTGGTGGCGGCATCATCCGCCAGCGTGAAGGTGTAAGAGGTAAAGGCATTGGCCCGTACCACACCGCTCACCTGCAGCTTTTCGGCCGGGCTGGCGGTGCCGACCCCCACTTTATCGGTACTGGCTTTGACAAAGAGCAGGTTGGTATCAGTATCGCCTTCAATGCGGGTATCATGCACGGCGCCGCTGTCATTGATGACGGTTTCGCTATCGCCCAGCGTGAGGCGCAAAGCGGTGGCGTTATCATCAATACCCAGTGAGGCAAAGTCGGAGATGGTGCCGCCATGCACCTTATCGCCGGACAATGCATCGTTAGCCAGCACGGGCGCCGCCGCATTGGTACTGGCATTGATGGAGGACAGCGCAATCCAGTCCACCCCGTCATAGAATTTCAACACCAGCGGGCTGGCCGAGCTATCCAGCCAGAGCTGGTATTGCGTGGGCGTAGCGGGCGCGGTGCTGCCCGCGCTTAGGCTGGCCAGTGCACTTAGCGCATTATTGAGGTCAGTCCGAAACGCGGGAAAGCCCTGATTGGCAATATTCATATCATGTTGCGACATCTGTTAACTCCTTTGGGACAGATCAGGTTGAACAACTCAATTCGGCATTGCGGGGCCGGGCGCAGAGGTCTAACCTCGCCCAACAACGACGCATAAAAAAACGGACACAGGGATAGGGACACCAGATGAGCGAGATCACATCAGAGCTGGCCTGCGCCAAAGTGGCAGGCGCGTTTTTACTGGCCAGCACCTTTGGCATTGGCGGCTATCACACCTTCAGTCAGGATCAATGGAACCAGCATGGCCTGCTCAATGGCGCGGCGGTTTTGCTCTATGGGGCCAGCCTGCGCCGCCAGTTTAACGCCCAGCGCCGCCTCTATGCGCTGGCCCGCAGCCGCCCGCAGCGGCAGGACGCACCCTATCTGTTTACGCAAAGCCATGTGCTGTGGAACTATGCGCAGCCGCTGTTCCTCATCGCCGCTGACGGGCTGATCGGCCCGCTGGCCAATCCGCTCTTTTCGGTTATTGGCATGGGTCAGGGCGGCGTTGCCACCGGCCTTGCTTACCATACCCGCAAGATTGCCAATGGCCTGACGCAGCCATAGCCACTCTTATTGTTCGCGGCCATAGCCACTCTTATTGTTCACGGCCATAGCCGCGGGCCACCCAATCATAAGTGCGGGAAACGCCAGTGCCAGCGCTGTTTTTAAACTGCACGGTAAAGCCGCTGCGGCTCTTGCCGCTGATCACCGCATAATCTCCGCTGGCCAGATTGGCCGAGGTCACGCTGATGGCCGGCACCGCCTTAAACGCCGGGCTGAAGCTGATAGTATCAGCGCCACTGGCGCTGGTCAGGCTGCTGGCGGCGGCCACACGGTCTGGCATATCCAGCTGCACAGTGAGCTGCTCCAGCGCGGGAGTCGCCATGGGATTGCTGGTGACCAGCCGCGCCCGCAGTTTAAACCCGCGCCCGATAAAATCACCCACGCCCAGCGGCTGCCAGCTGCTCCAGGTGGGAGACACGCCGAGCGGGTCAGCATCTGTCATCGCGACTTCAATCAGCACATCCACCGCGCTGGGGGCGCTGCCATCAAAATTACCTTCGCGCGCGTCAAACTCTTCCGCCACGCCGTCAAAATCAGCCACCAGATCAATCACGCTCACCTTCACACTGGCCGACAGGCGCACCACATAGCGCGCACCCAGATCAAACGGGGCGAGAAACTCATACACGCCTTCAGCCGCACTGCCGCCGCCGGCTGTATCAAAATTGCCGGTAGCACTGTCAAACGCGCTGCTTTGCGCATCAAACGCGCTGAGCGAGCTGATGATGAGCTGATTGCTGGCATTGACCATGCAATTGCTCTTGCTGCCACTAAAGGCGGGATGCTCGCTCACGCTGGCCACCACATTGCGCCCCTGCGCGTCAGCCGTGCGGTTGATATAGAGCGCGGCATTGGCGCTTTCACGCCCCAGCGCATCCACCGCCTTGATGAGATAGCTACCCTGCCGCGCGGGCACCGCCGCGCGCAGATTGGTAATCTCGCTGGCAATATCAATCGCGCTGGCCCATTCCGCGCCGCTGGTCAGCATGGACCAGCGCAGGCGGTAATGATGCACGCTGCCGCTGGGCGCAGCCCATTCCAGATAGAGCGTGCTGTCAATCAAGCTGGCGATCAGGCTGGCCAGATCGCCGGGCGGCTGGGCGCTGCCCTGCACCTGCCAGCTCTTGCTGGTCCATAGCGAGGTCGCCCCTAATGCATTGACCGCCCGCGCCCGCACCTCATAGCGCTCACCGGCCACCACGCCGCTGATGGCGACCAACTCACCACTGCCCGCGCTGGTAAAGCTGCTTTCATCGGCGCGGCGATATTCCACCTCAAAGCGGCTATGCAGCGCATCAGCCAGAGGCGAGATAGTCGCCAGCAGGCGCACCACCCCGCCCACCTCATCATCACTCAGGGTGAGCAGCGGTGCTTGCGGAATGAGGTCAGGCAGCACCACATCCGGCACCGCCTCCTCTTCCACCCCGCCGCTCCAGCTATAAAGCTGCGCGTCCTCCTCCTGCAGCACCAGATCAATGCCGCCGTCAGACGCTAACGTCCATTCGGTTGGCAGAAACACTTTATCCACCCAGCCCAGCTGCGGCAGCGTGAGGCGCACCGGCTCCATCACGGCCACATCCAGCGCGGCCATGGTGCAGGGCAGTTCCACCACCAAGGCGCGCCGCCCGCGCTCCAGCTGCAATTGCGCCAGACGCTGCGCCATATAGCTGTTGTTGGTAAAGGCCAGCTCCAGGTCTTTGCCGATGCGCTCGCCGCCATCCTGCGCGCGATAGGTCGCGCTGGTCACAGGCGGAAACTCGGTGCCCAGCCAACCGCGCGCGGGGTCAACAAAGGTGCCCTGCACCACATTGGCCCGCTCGCGCCGGGGCGGCTGCGGCCGCACTTTCACCGCGCCGCGCAGCATACTGGCGTCAAGCGAGAGTTGCGGCGTGCGATACGCCGCCGGATAAAGCTTGTAGCGGCCTTGCGTATAAACCAGCGAGCCCGCGCAGCAGGACAAGAGCTGCTCCATGATATTGATGGGCTTTTGGTCAAGCGCCAGCACGCCGTTGCAGGTATAGCGCTTCTGCTCGCTGCCATCAGCCACGCGCACCAGCTCGTCACACAGATTGGCAGCGGCAATGAAGCTGTCATCATCAATCTCTTCACTCAGGCAATTCATGCCAAAGCTGGCCAGCAGATAGTCACGGATGCACAGGGCCGGATTATCACTCCACACCGTTTGCTGGCTACGCGGGTCATAGACCTTGCGGCCCTTGGCCACCACACTCAAATTCGGCAGGCCCGCCGCCCACACGCTGTTATCCCAATAGAGCCGGGCATAAACATAGGCCACGCCGCGCAGGCGGTGCGCCACGCTCCACACCGGCACATCACGCAGCAGGAACGGATCAGCCGCCTGATCAGCCGCGCCGCTAGCGTAGCGCCATTGCAGCAGATTGGGGCTGGCCGTCACGCCATCATTGAATTTGCCGTTGATGTATTTACTGCCCACCGGCGGCACCCGCCAGCCTTGCGCGCCTGCGGTATCGGCAAACAGCTCGTCATTGACATAGAGCGCGCTGATCTCGGTCACTTCATGCGCCGCCACCGGAATAACAAAGTGCAGCAGATGATTGCGCAGCCCCGTGGCCGAGTTGGTGGTGTAGGCAAAAGCCACAGGGCCGCTCACCCGCGCCTGCCCGTAAATGACGCGCCGCGCGGCGGTGGCACTGCGCACCATCTCCATACGCTCACTGGCGCTGACCGCCGTGCTTTTGCGCCGGCCATTACTGGTGAGCGCGTTGATCGCCATTGAGCCGGCAAAGCCAACCGCAGCACTCACCACAGTTGCAGCTACGCCGGTTAATCCTACAGCCGCCACCACGGCCGATGCGAGTACAGCAGGCATCAGATCCTCCAGCCTGCGCGCCCACTGGCGCGCGGTAAAAATATCAATCCGTGTTCACTCATGGCCGCCAGCTGCGCACCCAGACAGACCCCCAAAGCCGGGCCGTCTGGTGCGGCGAGCTCCACCAGATCGCCGCGCCCCAGCTGTGCGGGCAGCAAGCCCGGCGGGCCGAGCAGCCGCGTGGCCAGCTCACCCACATGGCGTAGCTGCCAGCGCGCCAGCAAACGGCGGGCGCCGCGCGCACTGGCATAGGGCGTGAGCGCCACCTGCCCCCAGTCACGGGCCGAGACCGCCTGCAGACAGGCCAGCGCAAAATGCGCGCAATCCGACTGCCCCCAGATGAACGGGCGGTGCTGCCAATGCGCAATGACCTGATGCAGCCGCTCCGGCCAGTCCGGATGGCGGCTCATGTGCGCCCCCAATAGATGGTTTTTTCAGCCATCTGCGCGATGAACTCAAAGCCCTTGTCGCCGGGCCAGTCGGCCTGTTGCTGCTCGTTGGTGTAGCGCAGCAGGCGCGGCCGCTCCCAGTCCGACAGGCGGCTTTGCACCGTGAGCGTAAGCGTAGCGGTGCTGCCCATCTCGATATCCAGCGTGTCCATGCGGCCGCGATAGATCAGCAAGGGCGTGCCGATCAGGCGGTGCTGCTCATCAAGCAGGCCCACATACAGGCGGGCATCCCGGCCTTGATAGGCGTCGAGCAGCGCCAGCGAGATCATCTCCACCGGCACACCGCTGAGGGTGAGCTGCACGGCATAACCTTGCAGCTCGGCCCCTTCCGGCACTGCCGAGAGCGCGCCCAGATGGCCCACCCCGGTATAGACCTCATCGTTATGGATAACATCAAACGGGGCCGAGGTGGCGCGCACCGGGCCGGCGGCAAAATCAAGCCGCGCGAGCACAATGGGGCGCACCACCCCGGCTTTGCCAGCAGCAAGGGTCAGGGAGGCAATATCGCGGGCCATCAGAACCTCTCCTCGGCGGCAAAACTGAGTTTCACAATACCTTGCGCATCGCTCTGCCAGCTGATGCTGTCCTCCACCAGCGCCATGATGCAGCTCGCTGGCGTCAGGACAAGCTGCGCGTTATCGGCGGGCGCACTGCGCAGCGGCGGCTCGACCTGCAAGAGCGCGCGGCCATTGCCATCGCTCGCGGCATCAGCGGTGAGCAGATGCAGGCTGCGCCCGCTGCTGGTGTCATAGGCAATATAATCTCCCGCACGCAGCAATGCGCTTTGCGCGGGCTGCCAGTTCCAGCTGGCCAGCTGGGTGCCCCCCTGAGCAGTTCCCTGCACCGCGCCATCTATCCGCGCGCCGCTGCTGCGGCTACGCGCTGTGCCGCTGGTGGGCATATAGATACTGGCGGCGCTGAGCTTTTCAAACTGCACCGCGCCCACCCGCAAGGTGATATCAATCGGCTGGCCAATGGTCAGGCTGAGATAGAGCGCCGGGCGCAGGCGCGCCGTGTCTGGCGTGGTGTCAGTAATAGTGCGGGTAAAGCTGGTGCGCCGCCAGGTGGCATCTACCGTGCCAACGCTATTATACGCGTTGCTGATGAAGGTACCATTGCTCTGGTTCTGCTCGACGCGCTGCTGCACGGCGACAATGTTGCTGATACTGCCTGCGCTCAAGCGGTAAGAGAAGGAGCCCGTCCAGCTCTCGCCCTCGGCCACCGCAATCTGGCTCACGCTTTCAAAACTGAGCGAGGCATAAGCAGCCGTGGGCGTACCGTAAAAGCGCACCTCTACATAACTGATGCCCGCTTCAGTGCCGCTGCCCACCACCTCCCGTGTGAGGCCGTTGGCCGGGCCAAAGCTCCAATTGGTGGGCGCGCTGCCGCCACTGCCCACCACGCCAGCCACCGCCCCTACTGCATCACCATTGCGGATCTCATTACGGCTGCTGGTGCTGCTGGCCAACGCGGTGCCGCGCGGGGTGCGGGCGTCCGGGTCATAGCCATAAAAGCGCCCGGCCCCACCGCGCAATTGCAGCAGCAGCGCCTGCCAGACGGCCGCCTGCGCGCGTTTCATCGGCGGTAAGGTATAATCTGCCCGCCAGCGCGCGCCGGGCCGCTCGATGCTTTGGCTCTGGCCACTGAGCGGCGATATGAAGGTTTGAGTATTGCTGACCAGCCCGAACTGGCTGGACGCAAAGGCCGGGCTGCCCGGCAATGACAGAATGGTCATGAGCGTCTCCCGCTGATGCGTGCATAGCGCCCGCCGCGCTCCATGGCGGCAAAGACGGCGTCAAAGGTGCGGCTTTGAATTTCACCCGCTACCGCTTGCAGGCGGGCGGCGGCCTGCGCATCGGCTCCGCGTGCATCAATATTGATACCCACACTGATGCCGCCTGCGCTGCTGCTACTGCCCATACTGCCATTTTCAATGCGGCCCGCACTGCTGGGCACAAACAATTCAGGCCCGCGCTCCCCCACCAGATAAGGCTGATGGCTGCTCACGCTGCCACCACTGGCGCGGCCAAACAGGCCGCCCAACGTAGAGCTAAGCAGATCACCAAGCGGATTGATGACCGTTTGCCGCAAGGCGGAGTTGGCCAGCTCCTGCGCAATACCGCGGATGGCCTGCCCCAGATTTTTGCCATGCACAGCAGCGCTGACAAAGGACGTACTCAGGCGATCGCCCCAGCTGGCCACGCTAGCCAGTGAGCGAGTGGCCTGTGCATTCACCCCCTCCAGCGCTGATTGCAGCGGGCGGGCATCCGCCTCAATGCGGACAATGAGTTGTTCAAGTTCCATGCTGTTCTCCGAGTTGAGCGCGTAGCTGCGCCACCGTGCTGGCATCCAGCCCGCTGGCCTTGTCACGCAGATAGGTGGCGATGGCGGCCAGTTCGGCCGGGCTGGACTGCCAGAAATCACACGGGCGCCAGCCCAGCTCGCACACGGCAAAGCCCAGCCACGCCCCCCAGCCCAACCGCTGGCCGCTTATGCTTTTCCCGCGCTGGAATCTCCGTTGAGCGCCGCTTCCAGAAAGCGGGTCAGCACCGGGGTGAGCGCGCTCAGCCCCTGCGCCAACACCAGCGCGCCCAGATTGTCCGGCACTTTCTCGCCCGCACCAATCAGCCCGGCGCGAATGAGCGCCACCAGCTCGGCCAGCGTAAACTCGCCGCCCGCAAAGCGCCTCGCTAGCGTGAGTAGGCCCAGGCCGCTCTGCTCTTCAAGCGCCAGCAGCGCCGCGAAGGTGGGCAGCAGGCGGTAACTCACCCCGCCCAGCATGATCGTCAACCCGCCGCTCATGCTATACCGCCGTCAGCGTGAGCGCGCCGGAGGATTCCAGCGTGAGCGCATAGGTCTGCTCGCCG